GAATTGATTGGAGAGACACAATATCTGGCAGAAATACCCATGTTGAAAGACCGAGACAAATTGATTGAACAAGATGCCATTTGGAAAAAGATTTGTCTTGAAAAAGATTGGGAATATATTGCAACTATTTGAGTAAGACAAAATATGTAGTCATTATGCAGTCATTGATAATTATATTTATAAAAATAATGTTAAAAACAATATAAATACAATTTCATATAATTAGAGTATACTGATATACACATGATTTTTATTGGAATATTGAATGGTTTGTTGTTATTGCATTTTTTTGGAAAATCTACCTCTTTACCAAAACATTTACCTAAAATAAACAAGATTATGGAAAAGGATGTCTTTATCGAAAAATTAGAATACCCGTCATGCACATCTTGTAAATTTTATGAACCAACAAGTGATAAGTATGAAGATAAATTTAGTCGTTGTAATAAATTCGGTAAAAAAGATATTATTACAGGTGAAATTGATTATCGATATACAGATATATGTCGATTGGATGAAACCAAATGTGGTGAAAAAGGTAGATACTATATTGCGGAATCGAATCCATTATGGAAAAAATGGAAATTTCAATTGACACAATATAGTAATATTGTTTTGAGTTTGTATCTGTTTCTTTTGCTTGTATATGTATTTGATTATTTCAAACATTTTTGAGTTTAAGTAGGGAAAAATAAAAAGGGTGTATTATACATTTAATCAATCACCATAAAACAATTGTATGATTTCAATCGTTTTATTGGTTTTGTTTTCAGTGTTTGTCCAATAAATAATTTGATTTTGCAAGGCTTGTAATCTATCATTCCATTCCTTTCTTTTCGATTTTTTAACAATACATATTCCCTTTTGATTGGTTCCCCAACAGGAAGTGATATTCATGTCTTTATCCATATAATCATCAGGATTGAAACGAATAAACACAATGGGACGATGACCAACATCTTGTGAAAGCTCCATAATACGCTTGTTTTCACAAGAACAATCATAATCAATATGCTGATTTTCGTCGACTTCTACAATAATGACTTGATAACCCAAATCTAACAATAAATCGGGTCTACGTTTGGAACATCCATCTTGTATTTTTTTATCGGCTATCCAAGACAATTCAGGAAAAGCAGAGGTTACAAATTCTACGACTGCAAATTCTTTGGTTTTGTAATTGCGTGATAAGGGTTTGTCTGGAAACAAATGGATATAACAAAACAAACAATATCCATCGTATTTGTTGTTTTTAGGAAAAGTTGAACACCAATCATTTATACATGTTTTGTTTCTAACATTGACCATATTTTCAAGTTTATGTAGATTACAATATTTGCCTTTTTTTTCATCTTTAAAATTAAAACTTGGAATTTTATTACAATAGTCATTTTCACATTTTCTATTCTTTATATCAATCATAGTGGGTTGTTTATGAGTAGCACAAAATAGTGCTTTTGATTCTCCTTCATAATTAAATGTGGGTCGTATAATGCAATTTTCATATACACATGTTGTTTTATTTCTAACATTTATCATGTCATGTTGTTTATGACTTACACAAAATAAAGGCGACTTTCCTTGAAAATTATAATTTGGGATTTTATTACAATTTTCATTGTCACACGTTTTGTCTTTTATGTTTATCATATTTTCTAATTTATGAACTGAACAAAATCTTGCTTTTATTTTCCCTTGAAAATTATAACTTGGTTGTATTTTACATTTTTCATATTCACAAGTATTACATTTTACGTTAATCATATCTTGCAATTTATGAACTGAACAAAATCTACCTATAGTTTGACCTTCATAATTATAGGTGGGTTGAGTTTTACAATTTTCATATTCACAAGTTTTACTACTAACATTAACCATTCCTTCTAAACGATGAATACTACAATACAAAGGTTTTTCTCCTTCATAATTAAAATGTGGTCTTGTTTTACATTCATCATTTTTACACATTTTACTAATAACATCAACCATTCCTTCTAAACGATGAATACTACAATACAAAGGTTTTTCTCCTTCATAATTATAACTCGGTTGTGTTTTACATCCTTGAAAATGACATTTTTTGTTTATTACGTCAACCATTCCTTCTAAACGATGAATACTACAATACAAAGGTTTTTCTCCTTCATAATTGAAATGTGGTAGTGTTTTGCATTCAATATATTTACATTTTCTTGATATAACATCTATCATTTCTTCCAATTTATGAATACTACAATACAAACCTTTTGAATTTCCTTCATAATGAAAAGAGGCTCTTTTTTGACAATCTTCAAAATTGCATATTCTATTCGGCTTAATTTCTATGCAATAACTCAAATTTTGCATGTATAAAATTGTATTGATATAAGAAATAGATTTCAATTTTTTTAAAAATACATAAAAAATTTTATAATTATGTATTTTTATATTTTATTGGATGGTTGCACTTAAGCGATAGGAATGCCTCCAATTAATCCTGCTCCCAAAGCTAGACCGACACCTTGTCTGGTGCTTACTGCAATGCTGGGTAAATAAACGTCAAGAATACAAAATGTTGCTGCAGCCGATAGACCAATCAATACGATTTCTTCAAGATCCAAAGCCTTTGCCTTTTTAGGCACCAAAAAGGAAGCTAGAGCAATCATCAAACCCATGACTAAGTATTTGATGACTCTTTTGATAAGTTCTGCAATATCAAACATTTATATTAATAAATAAGAAAAAAATATATTAGTTTAAAATGATTTAAAAAATTCTAAATAAAATATACAAAAAATGAAAAATACAAAATCCGTATCTAAAGATTCTTCGTTGTCTTTTGAGAGAAAAGTGACAGAAAAGGGACTTCCAAATCCTAAATATGTGGATTTGTTGGAGGAGGATAAACCCTTGGCAGGGCAAAAATTTGTCTGTGTATCATTTGTTTCACCTGAAAAAATTTTAAAACAGAAGGAATTGTATTTTTTTGAGCAGTTCCTAAATAAGTGGGAGTTTTCCAAGTCGATGGAAAAATTTGTTCAATTTTTGAATTTTTTGTCTTATAAATACAAGTTGACATTCAATGATATTATGGATGATTTCAAAGAATTCAACAAGGAAGAACAAGAAAATTTAATCAAAGCGAGTTCGCTGGAAGATGACTATAAAACATTCATGGATCAAAATGAGGAAGAATTAGAAAACAATTTCAATGTGAAATACAATTTCCAAACGTCTACACGTGGATTAAAAGTGCGTGGCGTGTATCCTACTATAGAAGAAGCAGAATTAAGATGTAAAATGTTGAGAGAAATTGATCCACATCATGATGTCTTTGTAGGTCCTATAGGATTGTGGATGCCTTGGCACCCAGAAGCATATAAAACAGGACGTGTCGAATATATGGAGGAAGAGTTGAATCAGTTGATGAGTGAAAAGAACAAAAACGATACTTTTGCCAAGACCGCTTTTGATGATCGAGTCAAAGAATCAAAGAAAAAGGCGATTGAAGACAATATTGCCAAGGCAGAAAAAACGGGTGCTACATTGACACAGACGATTGACGAAGACGGAAATTTGATTGGTATTTCCAATATGAATACGCAAGAAAATACATTCAATAGTATTGAAAAAGAAGGGGATGGTATTTCAGTGGCAGATATTCGTAAAGAGTTGTTTGAAGGTGAAAACATAGTTGTAGGGAAATCAGATTATGGACAAAGTGAATTAGTGAGTGGTCCTTTTTCTACCAAAAAATAGATTTTCTTGTTTTAGATTTTCCTTTTTTGGTTTGCTTATTTCCACCTTTTTTGGTTCTTTTTTTGCTTTGCTTTCTACCCCCTTTTCTTCTTAATTGATCTATTAATTGGTCTATTCTTGTTATTTCTCTCAAAATATCCTGTTGTTGTTTGGTAGTGAGATATCTATTATTTAATTGGTTACGATATTGTATAATTTGATTATTCAAGGAATCTATTCTTTCTTGTGTGGACATTATTTTTGTAGGTGTAGGCATTTCAGGAATTTGTTTTGTTGTATAGGGAAGAGCTGGATTTATATTGTATGATGAAGATACCTTTTTTCTTGTTTGCATTTTTGGTTGCATTCTTTGTTCAAAATCTTGATCTCGAATTTGTTGAATACGTCTTTCTTCATCATCCTTTATTTTACTTTTTTTACTATTCTTGAATACTCTTGAAAAAAAACTCATTTTTATATTATATTGATATAATTATTTATCAATATACTATATTTTGTGTGATTAGTGATCACCAACCATTAGCTCTAGCATTCATTTTACCATTTGTTTTTTTTCACATTGATTTTTTGACCACTTCCTCTTTTTTTCGCATTATTGGGATCATATTTTTCCTCTTCGTCATCTGATTGAATATCCTTGGACAAATCCCAAAATTCTTTGCTACCTAATTTGAATGCATTGTGTGCATCGGCTTTGTACCAAAATACTTGATCAGTCAATTTATTGGAACGTGTGGTGTTGTTAATAACAAGACATTCAAAATTTTCAGTGCATTGATCCATCACTTGACAAAAAGATTCAAAGGTGGGAAACATACCCGCATAATTTTCATAAAGTCGTTTGCGGTTATTAATATAAGGTTCTCTCAAAATAAATACAAAATCAATATTTGTTCGAAGACTCGGAGGAATTCCTAATGGATACTGCATGGTAATCAACAACATGAGCTTGAGATGTCGCCCATTGAAGAAAATATAACGCATCATTTTGTCGCGTATCCAACTATCATCATACATGCAATCATCTAATATGACAAATGCACGCGGATCAATGGACGATTTTTTGTATTGTTCTATTTCCTTATTGACTTGTTTCAAGACACCTTTTTGTCGTTTCAATATATTTTCAATAATGGCAGAATTGTATTCATTATGAATAAATAATTTGGGTACTAAACTTTTGTAAAAGTGATTTCCTTCTTCTGTTCCAGAAACGACTACACCAATGGGAATATCTTGGTGATAATAAAGGAGATCACGAACCAAAAAAGTTTTACCCGTTCCTCTTTTTCCAATCATAACAACTACTGGACCACTGGTATCGCTTGTTTTGAATGTAATGGATCGCATATCAAATTTACTTAAATTCAATGTCATTAATGTTTATTTATGTAAAGTTTTTTTTCTTTTTTTTAACACGCATTTCTTTTTTTGGACTTTGTTCCATTTCATTTCTTTATTGGTTTAAAAATGATAATATTTATATTATATTTAGTAAAATGGAAAAAATATCTATCATGAATTACGAAAAAAGGAAAAATACACAGCTTTTCAAAAGTTTTCAAAAAGAAGACCTTACATTTCTCTCCAATATTCAAAATTATGTTCCTATTTACGATCTTTTTTTTGCATTCAACGATGCAAATTATAATTCCATCAATTTAAATCATACCTATTATTTGTCAAATATCAAAAGTGTAGATGAAGAAAATGACAAATTATTCAATTGCAATCTCAAGCAAATAGATACAGATAAGATTACGAAAAAAAAAGTATTTTTTAAAATGGCACCTTTATTGGATCCTTTTAAATATATCATGGGAAAATATGATACTACCAACAAAGTATTATTTGAATTACCTCAATATAATTCGAATCCTGATGAAATACATTCCAAAATACTAGACAAAAACAATGCTGCATATATTGACTCTTTTTTCTGCTTTTTATCCAGTCGATTGATTCATCATAATCATTTTTTGCATGGTGTTGATTTTTATGGTTCTTTTTTGGCTATCAAACATGATTTCAAAATGAATATTATTGATGATTTGGATTATCTTTGCAAATGTGACTATTTTACAAAAAACAAGAATGTATTGTTTCAAGTGGAGGATTATAGTTATTTGTTTGATGATGAAAACAAACGATTGACACCCATTAAAATTGATTATACAAATACAAATAAATCGTTGTTGTCTGTCCAATCAATTCATCCTGAATTATTTGAAGATATTTTTGATAAAAATAACGCATATCCAAATGAAATTGGATTAGAAGATATTACAAATCTTGATTTTGATTTCACCAAATCAACACAATCTTTGGATCAAGTGATACAATCGTTGAATCAAGCAACACAACCCTTGAATCAAGAAACTATGTTGATATCCACATTAAAATCGACATCTACATGTTCTTCTAGAACATCATTGACATCACTAGATTTAAATGACATAGACAATATAGACGATGCAGACAATGTAGACGATGTAGACAATGTAGACGATGTAGACAATATAGACGATGCAGATAATGTAAATCAATTATCGGAAGAGAATGAGGATATAGTAAATAACGTAGATTCAGAAAATGAACTATCAGGAGATGATGAAATTACTGAATATACCACAGAAGAAGAGGATGAAGATGAAGAGGAACAATTTATTTATGCAACGATTCCTACTTTTCCGGTGCAAGTGATTTGTATGGAATATTGTGAAAATACATTTGATGATTTGATATTAAATAATGAATTATCAGAAGAAGAATGGTTTTCTGCATTTATGCAAATTATCATGATATTAATTACTTATCAAAAATCCTTTTTATTTACACACAATGATTTGCATACAAATAACATAATGTATATTCCTACTGAAAAAAAATACATATATTATCTTTATGAAAATGAATATTATAAAGTTCCTACTTTTGGTAGAATATACAAGATAATTGATTTTGGACGAAGTATATACACATTTGATAACAAGTTATTTTGCAGCGATAGTTTCAAAACAGGAAATGATGCAGCCAGTCAATATAATACAGAACCTTATTTTAATGATAAAAAACCAAGATTAGATCCCAATTATAGTTTTGATTTATGTAGATTAGCTTGTTCTATATTTGATTATGTAATTGATGATATTGATGAAATTAAAAATTTAAAAGAATGTAAACCGAGTATTCAGCTGATAGTAAATTGGTGTATGGATGATAATGGGTTGAATATACTTTATAAAGCAAATGGTGCAGAGAGATATCCAGATTTTAAATTGTATAAAATGATTGCAAGAAGTGTGCATAAACATATTCCTAAGGATCAATTACAAAGACCGGAATTTAAGAAATTTATTCTTTTGAAAAAGAATTTGCCTTCCAATATAAATCCAGAATTCTTTGTAAATATTGATAATATTCCTTGTATGCATCATATTTGAGAGAAAAATAATGACAATCGGTCAAAATAAATTTATTTTATATTTCTATTGAATATAGAATAAATATGACATATGGTTTCATCATAACACGTCATGTAAATTCAGTATTGACAAATCAATATTGGAATGAATGTATTCAATGTATTCGAACATTTTATCCGAAAAAGAAAATAATAGTCATTGATGATAATAGTAAAAAAGAATTTGTCAAGGATTTTTATCATTATCAAGAGGTTGAAATTATAGAATCTGAATTTCCACAACGAGGTGAATTGCTTCCTTACTATTATTTATTGAAAAATAATTATTTTGATTATGCCGTGATTATACATGATAGCACTTTTATCAAAAAACGAATTTTTTTTGAAAAAATAGAATTTATTAAAATGAAAGTATTGCCATTATGGCATTTTACTGAAGCAGATATTCCTGAAAATATTTCCAATAGTTTACGTTTGGTTAGTCAACTTAAAAACAATGAAGACATTTTTCGAATGTTTCAATCTGTCTTGAACAAAACAGAATTGATGGGAATTCCAATCACAAATAAAAAATGGTATGGATGTTTTGGTGTGCAAACATTTATTAGTCGTTCATTTATTATTCAATTGCAAAACAAATATAATATATTCAATCTATTGAATTATGTAAAAAATAGAGCGGATAGATGTTGTTTAGAGAGAGTCATGGGTGCACTTTTTTATTTGGAATATCCTTTCATAAAAAAAATGCCGTCATTATTGGGTTGTATCAAAACTTATATGAAATTTGGTTATTCCTTTAAGGAATATATAGATGATATGAAAAAAGTAGCAAAATTACCGCTTCCAGTAATCAAGGTTTGGACAGGACGTTAAAGAACAAAAATATTCTATATTCTATATTCTAAAATCCTGGACTATCCGTAAACACGGCTGGATTTTCTACATTTGTTCCTCCTTCTTGAATCACAGGTTTCAGTTGGTCAAGAATAAAATAGCCAACAAATACACTAAAATATACCAAAAGAGCATCACGAATCAATAATTTTAGAGGTTTGCTTTCTTTTTCGATAAATCGCATTTCGATAAATTTAATGATAAAAAATATGATGGATATAATGGCAGATATAATAAATATATTTTTCATTTATTATATCTGCTTTTTTAAAAATGATATTTTTACCGAATATATTGGTTGTTTCTAAATATAGTTTATTTTTCGTAAAATGTATAAAAAAAAAATATTGATATAAATTATAGAATGAGTTTTATGAAGAAAAATCTTTCTGAAATCAACGAGTATAAACAAGTAACTACCAGAACATTTAATTATATTAGTGTCAAAATACAAAATATAGTTTTAAATACTAGTGTAGATATCCAGGTAATTTTTTATGATGCCAATAAGAATATTGGAGATATTAAAATGGTTAAATTAACTGATACTGATTATGAAAATTGGGGAAATGATGATAATTATATTTTAAATACTGCTTGCAGTAAATTAGGATTAACTTTAACACCTGCATCTGCATCTGCGCCAGAGTCAGAACCTACTAGTTTATAAAATCTCAATATAGCTTTATGTAGTATATCATTTACAAGTAAATATATTCTTGTAAATGGTATTCTTTTACACCTTTTTCTTTCAACCTAAAACTTCAATATCATCAAGCAACAAATCAGGAATCAAATTTAATTCTTGTTTATCCGAATCAAAATGGTAAATATCTTTGTCATCTAATGAAATATTTTCATCAAAAATTTTCAATTTTACATTTTCTTCTTCTTCCTCTTCCTCTCTCTCGGCTTCCAATTTTCGTTGTGTATTTCTAACTTGACTAATTTCTTCTAATCTTTCGATGGTTTTGGGTGCATTGATGAATTCCTCATTGTTGTTATTATCTTTCACATAATCAATATCATTAAACACAATTGATTTTTCTTCATTCAATTTTTCAATAATGTTTTCCGCCGTTTCTACAGAACCTCCACTTTGTACAGGAGTGGATGTTGATGTTGTATTAGGAACAATATTCGTTTCTTTTGTTACATTAGAAGTATTTGCAGAAGATGGAACAACGGATTCAGCAACAGGTTCTGGTTCTATAATTTGTTCCTTAATCTCTTCTACTATGTCTTCTTCTATTGTTTCATCCATATACGCTTTCAAAATGGATTCAACCGGAATGCTTTCTCTCACAGTATTCAAAATACATTCTTGGACTATTAATTCTAATTCCCGATGATTTTTTTGAACTTGTAATGGTGGAATATTGATTTCAAATAAATACACGTTTTTGTAGACTTTTCTTGCTATATTGATATAAATTTTGTGGACAAAATCATCTAGTTTGGGAATAGTAATATCTATTTTCTTCTGCTTTTGTCCTGCCCTCATTGCTGTCAACGTTTTTAATTGGATAATATGAACACAAGTAATCAAATCTTCTAAATAATGACAAGAACTATTTTCTATAATACGTTTTCTCTCGTTTTCAATAATACTAGGATTCCATTTGGGAATTCGACTAAGAAAATTTTGAAAAGTCATTAAATATTTGTCATATTCCTCATTCTCTTTGCATAATTTAAAGGACTCGTTAAAAATAGATTTCAAACCATCAATTACATGAGGTGTAAGAATATTAATCAATCTTGATCCCCATTCATTTTTAGATTCGTTGAGAGAACTCATTTGAAAATCGTCCATAATTTTATTTATAAATATATTTTTTCCATTTTATTTAAACCCACTTTGTGAAAATATTTATTTTTTCTTCATGTAAAAGACAATTTCTCAAGATTGATTTCTTTTTCAAAAAACAAAAAATGCAAAATAAAAAACATGAGTAATTTTTCATTCCTAAATTCTTTGCGTATTTTTTGAAAGGCAAACAATAATTCATATTTTTTTTCATCATTCAAATAAAATAAATTTCCGTGATTTTCAATGACTTCATGCAAGTCTATACAACTATATCCTTTATCATATAAATGATTTGAGAGAAATACTACTTCCTTATGAGTGATGGTTGTTTCGGGAACCAAAGTCAAAGTTGACATTGATTTTTCATATTTTAAAAGTTCGGTTTTTAACCATTCTATCCTTTTTGTTGCAATCGTATTCAATTTGAATGTTTCATTCAATTTATGTCTGTATAAATTGATTTGCTTTCCTTGAATAGTCGGTTCTGGTATATAAATTTCACAAAAACGAGACAAGATTGGTTTCAATAATTTGTATTTGTCTTCTACTATAATAAAAAAACGTGTGCTATGTGTAAACAATTCAATACATCTGCGCAATGCGGATTGCGCATCAATGGTCAGTTTGTCTGCATTTAGTAAAATAATGGTTTTGAATATGTCTCCACCATTGGAATGAATATGCATTTTGGCAAAAAATTTCAATTCTTCGCGAATAAATTTGATTCCTTTTCCTCCATGAGCGCAATTTGTATATAAAACATATTTTTTGATTCGCTCTTTTTCGTTGTTGTAAATAAGATGAATAAAATCATTTACAATTGTTTTTTTACCACTGCCTGGCACACCATGAAAAATAATATTGGGAATTTTATGCATATTATGAAAATACGTTAATTTTTCTTTGATATTTTCATGAATTTTTAAACTAGTAATAGCATTGTTGTTTTTTGTCATTCTTCTATGAATAATGCATTCTTTTTATATTTATTTTTAACGAATAAGATTTACCGATAGAGAGAAAATAAAAATACGTTTTCTCTCAAAAAAACGATTTATACCAGCGAAGATTTAAAATGGTATGCTCCGTAGGAGCGTTGTTTTAAATTGTTGGTGGAATCTGACCCTTGAGGAATTAAAATGGGACATTTTAATTCTTCAATAATTTAAAAATCTATTGATAATATATATTATGGCCTCTTTTACTCGAGTTTATCATAAAAAACACTCTCGTCTTCCAAATAATGAACTAGTTTTAAAAATATTTTCAAATGTGCTTCCTCATACACAATTACCTGCATCAGTAGATTTAAGACCCAAAATGCCTGTTGTTTATGATCAAGGAAATCTTGGAAGTTGTACAGCCAATGCATTGGTGGGTATTTTTCAATATGATAATCCTTCTTTTATGGGTTCGCGTCTTTTTTTGTATTACAATGAACGCGTCATTGAACATGATGTCAATCAGGATGCTGGAGCTGAATTGAGTCATGGAATTCTTTCTCTCAAACAATCTGGAATTTGTTCAGAAACGTCGTGGCCCTACGATATTTCCAAATTCACAAACAAACCATCTCCAAAATGTTATCTTGAAGCATTAAAACACAAAGCATTAAGTGTTTGTAATGTGTCTCAAAATATTAATACCATGAAAAATAGTTTGATTCAAGGACATCCTTTTGTGGTTGGTATTCAAGTATTTGAAGAATTTGAAACAGCAAAAGTTGCGTCTACAGGAATCGTTCCTATGCCTGGACCTACATCCTCCAATTTAGGTGGACATGCTGTTGTTTGCGTGGGTTATACCACAAAGGATAACAAGAATTATTGGATCATGAGAAATAGTTGGGGGTCTTCATGGGGTGATAAGGGGTATTTTTATCTTCCTCAAGAATATTTATTAGATGCATCATTGTCTACAGATCTATGGACCATCACTAAAGTGATGTAATAAAATAATGGAATAAATAAATAGATTTGTAAATAAATATAAAAAATATATGAGTAATAGTATTACATCCTTGGTAAATGAATTTTTTATATTTATTCTTATTTTTACAACAACAACAACTACAAAATAGTTTTGCAAAATTTTTACAAAACAAATATTTTACAATTCCTAAAATGAACATTCCATCCAAAAATCACAACCATTGGTATGTCATTGGAGAGAAAACAGAATTTCTCTCCAACAAATTATATAAGAAAACTATTTGGGATCATGATTATGTTGTTTGGAAAACAGATTCCGATAATTATGTTGCATTGGATAATCATTGCAGTCATCGAGGTTCTTCTCTCTCAAAAGGCACATTAATTGGAGAGAAAATAGTCTGTCCTTATCATGGATATGAATTCAACACCAATGGTACATTATGTCTTGTTCCTGGATTGAATTTCTCTCAATCTACTTGCCAAAATATTCAAACATATCAAATTCGAGAGAAAAATGGATGGGTGTATTTGAATACTCGTTATTCTTTGAGAGATCCA